GTGCGCACTTATGTTCGTGCGGAATCTCTGAATGATCAGTGTCAAGTATATTAGACTCTGGATGTGCAAAGTCAACCGTAAATAAGTATTTACCTGGGTGCCATTTCTTGTCTTTTCCTATATACTTACCGGATTGTCCGTCTAATATATCCCAACGATGGACAGAAGGATAATAAGAAAAACAATTCCAGAGCTGTAGTTCATCAAGTCGTCTTGCGGGCACTCTGGATGGTTCAAATCCCTGTTGAATAAACGCGCTAATTGGTAAGCGATAAAATATTGCACCGTTTTCCATAATAGCATGAAATAATATGCTCCGACCTGTAAGAGCGCTAAGACCAAACACAATGCAGTCTTCAACTTCTCCGTGATGTTTTTTAAGGTCATATAAATATTCTCTTTTTATTTGTGCATAAGTTGCCGGTATGTTTGCATTTAAATAAGCCATTAAAAATCCTCATCTATTTGCTCCTCTTGGTTATTGACTATATCACCCCAACACTCTCCGTCTTCGAAGTCTACTTTGTTAGGCACCTTGAGAGGAACAGCTTGTTCCATTATTTCTACTACCTTATCAGCTTCTTGTTTATTTTCATAGGATACATTTAACTCATCATGTAATTGAATCATTGGAGTAATACCGGCTGCTCTTAAATTTATCATAGCTTGCTTAGTCATATCTGCCGCACTACCTTGAATTAATTTATTTAGTGCTTTGTATGTAAAAGCTCTTTTAATGTTCCGTGATCCGTGTTCCAACGATGCTTCTTCAAATGTTTGTGGTTTGTGCATTCCAAACGTTGCTGGCTCCCACATATTAAACCTACATTTTCTACCTAATATAGTTCTAATCCAGCCCCTTTGTTGAGCACGGTCCATTGTGTGATGAATTAATTGTTTTACAAATGGAACTTTATTATGATACGTTGCTAAAAGATTTTTAGCTACTTGATCAGTTACCCCTAATTGTGCTTGTAATTTAGCTTTACCCATACCATAAAACAATCCAAGATTAATAGTTTTTGCTTGTCCTCTAGGTATATCTGCTATTTCAGCTACCATACTATGGAAATCTGCTGCTTTTTGAATATCTAAATCATTTGGATTTTCACCGGCTTCATCATATTTATCTGCGATAGACTGAACTCCAGTTGTTCCTAGCGTTGCTAGAGCATAATGCACCACTAGCCTAGGCTCTTGTTGAGAATAGTCAAAACAACCCCATCTATGGCCTTCCTCAGGCATAAATATAGACCTAATACCCATACCAATATCAGTATAATTAGGTAGTTGTTGTAAATTAGGATTTGAGTAAGATAGTCTTCCGGTTATAGTTCCTCCAAAGTCTCCTTTTAATTGATGTATGTCTGCATGTATTCTACCATTGTGTACATAGTTTTTGATAGATTCTAAAAAAGTATTCTTTAGTTTATCAAGTTCTCTTGCGCTTGCAATTGCTCGTAACACTGGATGTTTATGGTTCTTTAAATAGTTTTTTGTAAAAGAAGGTTTTTTTGTTTTCTCTGTTCTATCAAAGTCATCAATACCTAATTTATTACACACAAGTTCAATACTTTTTGCAGCCCAAACTTCAGGGTAAATACCTGTATCATCATTTATTCTTTTTATATATTTATCATAAGATTTTTTTAATTGATGATCTAGTTGATCAACTTGTGATTCACTAACTCTTACACCTTTTATTTTCATATCAAGTATACAAGGAAAAACTTTTTGTTCTAACTCAACAATTGATTGTAGATCTTGGTGTTCTATTTCTTTTTTAAGTTCTTGCCATAAAGCTAAAGTTACTTCTGCATCTCTTTCAGCATACTCACCTACATACATAGCAGGAAGTTTATACATCTCTGCTTTAGGATCAACACCCCAATCTTTTGCTGCTTCTTGTAATGCAGATTCATTCTTACCCATACCTGTGTAAAATTGTGCTACAGAGTTTAAGTCATATCTAAACCTGTTTTCATCAATTAAAGAAGTCATGATCATTGTATCAACAACTGTTCCATGAACCGTGAGCCCTAGTCTGTGAATCCAACACATATCATAAACAGCGTTGTGAAATATTTTATCTGCACTTGTTTTAAGAACATCTGCAAACCAACCGAGAACTTTTTTTCTTTCCATGTTAGGTCCTGACTCATGAGCTATAGGATAATAACCTGCCCAATCTTTAACAGCAATTGCAATACCTACCACGTCACCTTGTCCTCTCATCGATGAAGACCCTTTTGTTTTTAAATCAGGGTCTTTAGTTTCTAAGTCAATGGCTATCTCATTATACTTTGATAAGTCTGGAAAATCATCTGGTGGAAACCATTCCGTCTGCGGTTTAAATAAAGGTGCTTGCATTTTATTCCTTTTCCTCAAAGACATGTTTGTCTTCTATTAGTTTGTTTAATTTATCTTTATTGCTAAATGCATATAAAGCAGCGTGATGATCTTTGGGATATATTTCCCATGAAACTAATCTTGGGTATATTTCTAAATCAAATTTATATTTACCTTCAACTTCAATTGTTTTTTTAATAATAGATTTACTAGGCATTATTTTTTCCTTTTATATCTTTCAATTTTTTTATTTCTAAATCACAATAGTGTTTAATCTTCTCCAGGTCTTCTACACCATTTTTGTGTAAATATCTACAGACATATTTTATAACGTTGCCTTGGAAAAATGATAAATCATTTTTTGAAATAAATTCGTAGGGTTGAATGTGAAACAATTTGTAGTGAGATCCACCAATTTGTTTGTCTTGTGGAAACGCTTCCTCTAACATTTTTTTATCCGTCATATTTTTCTCCTAAGTAAGTTTGTAATAATGGGAAAGGGTTTTTGTATTGTCCAGGAAATTCAAACAAGTACAATTCTTTTTTAGCTCTAGTAACGCCCACATAACAGGCTCTTACTTCTTCATCTTCAACTTGTTGATTACCTTTTTTGTACGCATTTAATGAAAAACCCCACTCAACGGCCAAGACTACTTTGTTAGCTTCTTTTCCTTTTACTCCATGTATAGTTGATAGTGTGATTTCTGTCGTTAAATTTTTATTTTTTTCCCAACAACCTTTTAAATAATCGTTGAAGTCTTCTCTATCTTTAAATATAGCTTTAGGTTTTTTAGCTGATTGAACTCTTGTAGTATCAAAATAAAAAATTTCATACCACATTTTTTCTAAAGGAGCATTAAGATAAAATTTATTTTTTAATTCTTCATATGAAAACATTTTGTCTGCTTCATATAATTCTATTGGCGCTGTATCTTTTTTAGATAAAGCAGTTTTTTTTCTTTCAGAGATAAATTCTACATTCATTTGTTTAACCATTTTTATATAGCTTGTACCTTTAATTGGATGTCCTTCTTGTAAAGTATGCCAAAACTCTATAACTTCTTTACAACCTTCAGGAAAAGAACTTTTAAACTTACCTCTATCGTCTATGCTTTGTGATTTTTCTAACCATATTAAATTGTTTTGTTTTAAAAAATCGGCATAAGATCTAAGAAGATTGTTAGCTCTTGCACAAAAAATAATTTCTGAGTCTTTGTTTAAACCTTCTATTTCATCTAAACCATTTATATAAGAAATATGTCCTTCATCTTTATTTTCTGGGTTTATTCTTTTTTGACAAGTAAATTCATTACCTAACCTATTATTTATTTCATCCCTTATACTTAAAGCAAAATCATATATCTTCCCTGGAAGCCTATAAGATGTCTCTAAACGTGTAACGTTTTCTTTTTTACAAGGCCATTTTTGAAATAAACGAACGTCTGACCCTTTCCACCCATATATAGCTTGATCATCATCACCAACTAAAAATAACTCTTCAGTTTTTCGTGCTATTTTAGATATGACTTGCCATTCTAATTTTGAAAGATCTTGGACCTCATCAACTAATACTAACTTATAAGACGGAAATTCCACTGTAGGGTACAAAGCTTTTAACAACATATCATCAAAATCAATAACACCTGTTTGGCTTTTAAATTTTTTAAGATTAGTATAAAAATAAGTTAATTGCGCTGTGTGTACATTTTTATATTTGTCATTTTCACTTTCTCCAAAATAACTTAAAATTTTATCTAAATCATCTTTAAATTTTTTATTCCTGCAATAAGCACCATATATAGACCCGTAACTGTGGTGCGCTCTACTTATTACTTCATAATAAGTAGCCATTTTTTTATCTTCTTTTTCACTCCACCCTGCAGGCACATCATCTTCTCTGTCATACTTTTCATCATCTAGCATAACCCAAGTGTCAGGATCAGAAGCCATTCTTTTTTTAAAATCTTTTTTTACACTAGAATTTAAGATATCGTGTTTACCTATGTGATCAAAACAAAATTTATGTATTGTTTTAATTGATTCAGCTTGTTTTTCTGTGAGTAAACCTTTTTTAATAACCCTGGCCTGTAATTCTTGTGCTGTTGCTTTAGCAAAACCAATCAATAAAACTTGATCTAAGTTTATACCTCCTTTAATATAGTCAGCTAAGATTTCTAATATCTTAGTTGTTTTACCACAACCGGGACCACCTAATATTTTATACCTTTTCCTGTAAAATTTATCTAACATTAAAATGGACTTTCTTTTTCTTTGCTAACATACTCTGGAACTTCTTGTTTTACTTCAGGTTCATTGTCAAACTGCTCCTTGTGTAAAACATATACCCATCGTTTAACACCCTCTTTAATATGAAATTTATCTCTTGTGATACCAGGAATCTTTTTTAACATTTGGTGTGTAATGTCTGGGGTAATATTCCATTCATCAGCTTTTATATATTTAAAGAAGTCGCCAAAAGTAAATTTAATAGAAGACTCATCTTCAAAAGGTCTACCTAATAGTATTTTCTTTTTATCTTTAGTAACTCTAGTATTGAAACAAAAACTTTCTAAACTTGTTTTTAATCTAAACGTTGGTA